TTAAGGTCAGACAAAGATTTCTTAGCACTTACTAGTTGTATTCCTAAAGTAACTCTTGCTTTTGGATTGAGACCAATTCTGTCTTCTAAGTTTCTTATTTCAGCGTCAATCTTTAGCATTGCGTTATATAAAGGGTTGAGAACTGCTTGTCCTTGCGAGCCAACAACTAATCGTTCTTTTTTTGCTTGTTTAAATATGCGTTCTCGTTCATCAATGAGAGAAGCTAGTCTTTCTATAACTGGCAGGTCGCTTTTTACATCAATTGCAGTAGCGACATCACTATTCCAAAAGTTATTCCACCATATTTTGGTTGATTTTAGGTTTCTTCCAACTAATTTAGGTATTTCTCTTTTTTTATAGCTTTCTATATCTATAATTTCAGGTTTTATTCTGTGTTCTCGTTGGTCAACTGGCTTTGCATTTGACATAATTTCTCCTGATAACGCTGTCCCATTTTTAGGGCTAAAAACGCCTCCTAGTGTCATAAAAAATGTGAGACTATACAAAAAGGAGAATGGAAGGGCGTCGGGGTTTCGCAGAGCCTATAAACACTGCACTTTTAGACTGCCCCCCATAAAAACTACAGCACTGATTATGTATGTTTTTGCAAGTGTTTGTTCATTCCCAAGCGTATTTGTATTCTTTTAGGGTCATTTCTACCCACTAATTAGATTATCTTTGAAGCTTGTTTGGAACTATTGCAAGACCTACAGTATATTTGGAGCGAACCAAATTCATCTCCTCCTCGTGCTGTTGCAACTATATGGTCAGCTGTTAGGTCATTAGAAGGATGTGCTTTTCTCCTATAACCCTGACAGACATTTCCATAAATCTTTTTATAATTATCAACCGCAGTTTTTCTATACTTTCTCTGTGCGTAGGAGACATACTTCTTCTTGCGTGTATCTTTTTTCTTGCCTCTATGTGCTGGGCATTTCCTTTGGTCTGATATCTCTTCACAGACATAACAAAAGAACTTAGGCATTAGGGAAAGAAGAGTTGTTCTATATCCCTCATAGGATTAACTTGATGCAAAAAAATTGGAGCATTCACATTAGAGTTCTGCTGCACTACATCAAAGAATAGAAACTCACGAGCTTCACTTGGTTTCTTATCGTGTTCATTAACAACAATAGTGACACAAGTATTCCAGTCATAGACAGCGACAGTCTTGGAATTATTGACACCTAAGCCAACAAAGGCTTGATTGAACTCAGGATAGATAATCGCATTTGGATTAACATTCCCTAACTCGTTATAAATAGGATTATCTTTTGCTGTGAACATAATAAGAATTGCAGGGAATAGAGTTATCCCATCATATATATAATACGCCACCAGTAGGAACGAAAATCAATTTTAGACTGGATTTCTTGGTTTTATTCTTTCTCAACAGAAAGCAGGGAATTGAGTGCTAATTTCTAAATATCTATGAAAAACAACAGAATTAACACTCGCTTCCTTCTAGTCTTCTAAGCCAATCTCATCGATAAACTCATAATCCATTGTTCGTTCAAGGACATCAAGATAATCCAAAGCTTTGTTCAGATAATCCTTATCAACATCTATGTGTGGACTTGAAGCGTCTTTATAGGCTAAAACATAATTCTTGAAGTCAACATCTTCCATCATCTGACCAAGTATTTCATTTCTTTTGTTTAGCCAAAATAAATATTCTTCAGTTAACTTCATTTGTGTTTGGGCTTGTTTCAAAACAGATTTTGTTCTGCTGTAGCTACCTCCACCAAATCCACTGCCTCCTTGACTGGTTATTCCACCCATTAGAATTTACTTTCTACAAATAATGGATGACTTTTGGCAATACCTTCAAGCCATTCGTTCAACTCATCTTGTGATAAATCATTATATGTTTCAAAAGGAACAGCGACATCTGCATAATGAACATCTCCATTTCCAATTGAAAATACGATTAACTTATCGTTCTCCTGTATTTTCGGCATATTATTCCTCTCATCATCGAGTTATAAATATACCTTGTAGGTAGGAACGCTATTCTCCGAAGAGATGTGCAATAGAAGTTCTAAGTCTTTGTCGTTGGCGTCTAATGCCTGAATTAGTTAGACAGTTAGTGCAGGTAGGCACTTTATCAGGATATTGTTCAAACATTTGGTCACAGACATCACAGTCAACAATAATCTTTTGATTATCGTGTTTGTCATCATAGGGAAGTGCTGAACCCATTATTCTTCCTCAAACTGTGCAACCCACTTTGGATTGACTTGACCATCAAGAGTTATAGGCGAGGTTTCATAATCAACATTGAAATCATCAGCAAATTGAAAGTATGGGTCATCCATTGGCTTAGTGCTTTTCTTGATTTTGTATTCTGAATAGTCTTTCTCTTTTGCCATAAATGAAATATAACAGAGGGGAGTGACATAATACAATAGAACTCGTTCAACAGAAAAGCCTAACGAAATCAAAGTGGTTGGTTCACGAAAGGCTTTTCCTGGTTATAAGTTTAGTGACTATTCATCATTTTTTTCACTTAGAACATTCTCTTCATCTGATACAAATACACTTTCAAAAGTATCACTTGCGTTTTTGTCTTCTGCAATATGTATGTAGTAGGCATTAGTCGTTCTTGGGTCGTTGTGACCAGCTCTATATTGCAACTCAGATATCAATACTCCTTCTCTTGCAAGAATGGTTATGTGAGTATGTCTTCCACTATGAGTTCCTTTGAGCTGTTCGTGTTTAGGAATGCCTGCCAAAGTCTGAAACTTTTTATAGTGTTTAGTCCAGTAGTCAGGTCTAACTCTTCCACCGAAACGATACTGCAACAGATAATCTTCCTGTGTGTAGTCGTTCATAATATGATATGCCTTTAGTTCTTCAAGAAGAGCTGCGACAGCAGAGTTATAACTAATATTTCTATATGAACTCTTCTTAGGTGGAAACTCAGCCATCTTGTCCTCATCATATTTTCTTTTTTTGTCTCCAATGTCACAGACAAGTTGTCTATCAATTTGCACAGTTCTTCGTTCTTCATCAAAGTCAGAGAACTTTAGTCCACAGATTTCTCCATTTCTTAGACCTAAGTGCAGGGATAGAGTGAAATATGCACGAACCATAACAACATCGATATCGTCAAAGGTTCTTTTTTCACGCATATAGAAACCAGCTGTCCCTTGTTCATACTCTTTGGCTAGTTGCTCAGACATAAATTCAGCTAACGCTTCAGCTTTCAACTTTGCAGCTTTATCGCCAAGTTTCTTTATGTTGAAAGTCTTAGAACAATACTTGCCATCTGAATCTGTCCAATATGTTTTATATGTTGTTTTATTAACTAAAACATTGGCTTTTCTAGGCTTGCAATTCCCTCTATCAACTTTGTTCGCAGTTGTTTCTGGAATAGACATAAGCAATGGATAATATTTGAGCAGCTGCTCTTTTGTCCAACTTTTGTTCTTATAACTTCTAGCAGTTTTAGCCATATGAGCTTTGTCACTCGTATAGTCTTCTGTATGCTTGTTAGGATTTTCTAACCTATCGTTATAGTTAGTTGAAATATAATTCAGCCTTTTCGCTTGTTTGAGACAATAATTTAGTTCAGCTACTAAACGAATATATAGATTCCTACTTTTATAAGGTCTGCCATTTTTCTGTCTAAAGTTTGGAATCTCAGCACGATAGAGTTCACACCAACGAACAGATATCTTTTTCAATGGGATTTTCCCCCAGTTGTTTTGCTCTAAGTATCGAACAAAGAGATACACAGTTGGGGCAACAAAGTTTGACTCTCTCCATAAGCGATAGTGTTCATCGATAAACTGCATCAGTGTCATATCTGTATCGACTAAATTATCGCTATAAATCGACCTCAGTCCCTCACAGTGCGTGACAGTTTGTTGAAAGACAGAGTTCTTTGAATTGGTTTTGTTATTGCCATTCGCATCTCTGAATTTCGCTGGAAAAGATTTCCAAGTGAACTTCTTTCTTCGTCCACTGTCATCGAGGTCAGCATAGATTGCTCTCCAAGAAATAATCTTTCCATCTTTGTTTTTTGTCGCAACAGGTTGCAACGCTTTTGGGTATTCCATTCCTTCTCCTTTTTATATCCAAAGTTGCTAGAAGGATTATCCACCATAGGTAGGAACGCTCTGCAAAATATGTGCCACATATCTGCCACTTTTCCGATAATCTATGAAATATGCGGAAGATAAACAAAATAAAACGCCCAAAAACATTGAGCTTTTTACTTTCCCCAACAACTAAAAGACAGGCTTTGCGTATCGACAAGGTAGATGTCACAAGTTCAAATCTTGTATCTCCCACAGAGAGACATCTAAACAGTCGGCGAAAGCCTGTCATTATTGGGTTTTTTATCCCTGCTAACAACATACAAAATAGTATAGACGAGGGTCAGTGAATCTTGGTGGATTATGTGCCACTTATGTGCCACTTTTTCCAAAATATGTGCCATTTTTATGCTAAAACAAGGGGAGTTAGCTCAATCAGGCAGAGCGCTTCGTTGACATCGAAGAGGTTATCGGTTCAAATCCGATACTCCCCACAAATCGTCAGTAGAGGCGATAGTGAGCAAAATTTAGCAAGATTTTTTTGAAAAAATGAAAGTTTTTTTTGAACTTATTTTGAGTGATTTTTGTCCGCTGAAAAAGCCTACAAAATAGACCTGATGTGTATTGTCTGTATGGATGGTCTATACAATATTTTCTGTATGACTTTTACTGGATTCTTGGCATATAACAAAAGTTGCTTTATTATTTTTAGGCTTTTGAAAGGAGGTGGAAATGCGAAGATTATATACAAAATTCATTAGTAGAGCTAATGCAATATTTCACAAAGATAGTTCAAATTTGACCCACAAAGTCACAATTAAGGACAAGCTACTTGCAACAGTTTATCTAACCATTGCGAACTATATTCTCAAAATCAGATTGAGAAAAGAAGCTGAGCTAATCAAAGCTAATGATTATGACAGAGTAGGTGTCAATAATTGGGCTGAGTTTAGTGTTGCTGGAAATAGCTGTTCAAATGATAGATTTGAAGAAATCTTTGGATAATTGACTGAAGTGAAGTGAATCGAGATAAGACCAACACAGATGACCTAACCACATAGGGTGTTAATCGTAGAGAGTGGCTCTCGCAACTTCATTCCTAATTTATCTTATGATATTTCAGCCATAAGAAATTCGATACAACAATGCAGCCTAAAAAAATTATGATGTCATCCATAGTGAATGACCTTTAGAGAGTTATAGCAATTTGATGCTGGTTGGTCGCAGTAGTATTGAGCAGTTTCCTGCACTTGTTTCAATTTGTTGTGACAGACTTCACAGTTAATTCGTTCTTCCATTTGTTGAATCCTTTTTTTTGAAAATATCTCTGACAGGGTTGGTTTTATGCAAACCTTTTCGCTGAAGGGGAGTTAGTCCACCCCATACACCCTCTGTCATATTGTTATAAATAGCGAAGGTTAGACATTCAGGTCTCACATCACATTCAAAGCAGTAAGACTTTGCTTTTGCATAGAGCTGCGATACTTTTCTGCCTTGCATCTCAGTAGGTATAAAGATAGTTGAATCGACATCAGAACAATTTGCATCGTGTTGCCACATATTGTCTTTTATCATTGGAAGGATTTCCTTCAGTGATAGATATTCATTTGTTGCCATATAATTCGACTATGGGAGAGGCATAAGGTGTGGCAGCAACCTCTCCGCATAGCCCTGTTGTTAGAACAGGAATGGATGAACCTATTCTATATAAACCATTCTTCAGGAAGTTCTTTAGGCTTCCCATCTAAGTCTTTTAGATACCAAGAAGCACGAAGCTTCCTTTCTCTTCCTTGTATCATTCCACTGCAATCTTTATCATTGCTACAAATGAAGTCAGGACTTTTAGGCGTATAACTTGGCTGACCTGCATCAGCTTTCCTTATACGATTGTCATAAACAAGGCTTGAGCAATGTGGACAAGCTAAGTCCATTCGTTCTTGCACAGCTGCGCTTATACCCATATCATCTTGCACATCAGAATTGAAAAACAATGCTTCTTCTAATGTGTCTAGTATTTCATCAACAAGGTCACGCATATCGTTCACAATTGTTGGAGAAGTGTTTGTTTCAACCAACATATCTATGTGTTCTCGCATTTTGTGTATTGTGCCTGCAAACTTAGCCATCTCTGATGTCATACCCATTAGTTAGCCCACTCAGTCTGTTTTAGAGCGTGATACACGCCCTTTTCAGTAACTTGGACATCGTAGATATCAAAATATTCCTCACAGAATGCCTTTTCCTCATTTGTGAACTTCCATAGTTTCACTAAGTCAGGTTTTAGATATATCTCAGGATGTGACCATTCAATAGAAGCCAATGTCTCAGTTAATTTCTCATAGCTGTAGTCAGGCTCTTTTTTGAGAGCTGTTATGAGGTTTCCAATAGCTTTGAATTTTAGTTCCTTCAGCTTTGCTTGGTCAGTCATAAACTTCTTGCGTTGCAGTCCGATTTTTATACTTCTTGCAGTTTCTCTATCGTGCCATTCATTAGCGCCATCTAAATGATATTCTTTGCAATCAGCTCTATGGTCATCATCCTCACAAGGTAGCTCTAAAAGTTCTACTCTGTTTTCATCCCATAAGATAGAAGGACATTTGGTGTGCTTGAACATCTTTTTTTCCCAAAACAATATGTCCTGACCTAAACCAGTGATAGTTAGACCATAGGTTGGATTTTCTCGCTTTACTGCTCCAATAGCTTTATGAACTACATCTTGATTTTCAAAAAAGTTTATCAAAGCTCTTTCAGATACAGATGAAATATAAGGATTGAGTAGTTCAAATGCCTCATCAATATCTGTAGCACTAGTTGTTCGTATGATGTCAACATCTAAGTATTCGAGAATAATTTCTTTTCTTCTGGCTTTAGATGTAGGAACTAACAAATTGCGCCAGTTATTACTATTCTTCCAATATTTCTTTAGTTCAGAACTATGTGCGCCATATGGAGAATCAATTTCTCTAAGAAACTGTTTTCGTTGTTGTTCCTGCTTGTCAGGCTTTCCATAAGAAGCAAAGTGACTTGTTGCATATATATCTGACATTAGAACTCCCTTCCGCATCCTGCACAGAACAAAGTGCCTACACCAACTCTTTTATTGGCAGTAGGACAACCTTGTCTTTTGCATTGTATGGTTTCAGGTCGATAGGTGTCTTGACCAAAGATATCATTATGAATATATTGCAGCTGGTCACGAATTTTTTGTATGAATCGTCTTTTTCTTCCAATCCACTTGCGATAGTTCCCATCTAGGTTGTCGTAGCTTTGTAGATTAGAAACAATTGCTCTGTCAAGATTAGAAGCTTTGCTTGAAGGCTTTGCTATTGCATCAACTACTTTCAAAGTTTCAACAATCTCGTTGACTAATTCTTTATCGGTTCTAGTTAATCCAGCAGTGTCTATTTGAGATGATTTTTTATACATAAGACACCTCGTTGCAGTTGGGATGTAGCCCTGCTGACTTTTGCACTTGGTTTATAAGTGTGACTGACATCCCTTTCTGCAATTCTATAAATCTATTCGGCATCACTACCTCCTAAGACTGCTTCTTCAAAATCTTCTTTTCTGACCCTATAAGGTTTCCACTTCTTGTTGAGTGGAGCTAATTTTGGAACTGCTGGAACTTTGCCTGAACGAATCAGGTCATATACAGCAGATGTTGAAATGCCAGTTATTGAAACGATATCTTGAACTGATAAAAATTGTTTATCATCTTGCCCTGTTGAGAAGCCTTCATCAATATCTAGGTTTGGCACTTTTGCGCTTGTCGTCATCTTATTATTCTCCTTCTGAGCCGCAGCTCAATCTATCCTTGCCAACCCCATAAAAAAAGGGGATAGCCTATTAATCCAACTGACCGAAGTCAATCCTTATAAGAACTCACAGTTCTTGCGAACTATGCCCCAATAAGTCCCTATGTAGCAGAACCTAACCACCACACAAGAGTTGGCTAATGCCTCCCCAATGTTTCTGCATATTATTTATATCACGCTGGTAGGAACGCTTTTCCTACAGTGTCATATAATCCACTATTTATAATATCTGCCAATTATGACAAAAAGCACTATATCTAGTGTTCGAACCTCTAATTACTACCACATAGTGTGGGAACAGATGTTCGATAATCAATAATATCATAGATTCTGAAATGGAGTTTTTTATAGAAGTAAAATTTTCGCGAGGTATTATTTTTCACACCTCAAAACCTCAATGATTAGTGGTTTTTTCAGACCCCTAAAAATAGAGAAATATAATTAGAAAAAAAACTTGTGATAAAAGGCTAACTTTCCCTGAATTTGACCATTTTCCAATAAGAAAAACCCTGCACAATGGCAGGGCTAATCTAATGAATTTCTAAATAGTCGTCAGATAAAACAGTTGTGCCGATGTCACATTGTCTGCAATGCACTTCAGAACTATTAGTGAAATTATTCCACCTAAGTTCTCCAGCGCCTCTATTGCAGTTTGGACAAAGAAACATAGTTTCTCCTTTGGTTGCTACATATTGAGATAGCCAACTAAAGCACCTACAGCAAGTAGGGCAGAAATTACTGAATACATTTCAAATCGACTGACTTTCTCGTCAATAATCTCATCAATGCGTTCTTCTAGTTTTTCTAACCTCTGAATGATTAATCCCAACATTTCTTTGTTGGTATAACCATTGAGGTCCTTTTTATTTGTTGGCATTTCGATTTTTTAGGACATTCTTCAATAAACTCATTACTGAAGCAAGTCCAGCGACAAATCCTGATTTCAATAAGTCAGGGTCTCCCATAAAAGCCTCAGCTG